CAGGCGCACCAGACACTCGCCGCCCTCGATCGTCGAGCGGCAGACCAATGCCTGGAGTCCGTAGAAATCCGTCAGCCCCGCCGCGTCTGATTCGTCCGTCCACCGCAGCCAGAGTTCCTGAAGACGCCGCTTCACGGCCGCGTCGGGGTGTTTCGATTGCGGCTTGATGCCTGTGCCGACGGCGTTGCCGACGAAGCTCTCAACCGCGTTGCTCGCCCAGGCGTTGCGGCGCACCATGTCGCGCGAGCGCGAGCGCAGCGCATCGCCGCCGCCGGCCACTAGAGCATTGATCCCTTCATTCGATGGGTTCCATCCTTGCGTGCGGCGCGTCGTGGCAGCGGCCTCGTAACCCGCAAGCGCCCGCAGCGGCGGGCCGAAGGCCGCCCGCACGAGATTCCTCCAGTAGCCCATCAGAAGCCTTTCGACGTGTACGTCCGGACGACGCGCGAGCGGGGCCGGACTGGATCGGCCGCCGCCAGGGAAGCTTTCACTTCGGCGATCGCCTTCTTGAGCTCATCCACGCTGCGGTATTCGAGGCTGCGGCCTTCAAAGGTCACGCGCAGCGTGCCGCTCGCGAGCGCCGCCTCGAGCGCCTCGAGTTGAGTTTGCGAGTAGGCCATGGGGTACCCTCGTTAGCGCTTCATCCAGTTCGAACGCACGGTCACGCGGCGCACGGGACGTGGCTGAGGCGGCGCCGGCTCCGGCTCCGCGGCGGGCGCGGGCAAGAGGGTCTCCAGTTCCCGCCAGTGCTTCTCACTGAAGCGGTCGATGCCGTAAATCGACGCCGCCGCACGCGCGTAGACCCGGCAGTCGAGCGCTTCGTTGCGACGGTTGGGCGCCACTACCCAGTGGCCCTTGACCAGGCTCTCCGCGGTCAGCTGCCGGAAGTACTCTTCCTCGTAGCGCGGGAAGTGGCAGTAGCCCGCCGGGAACGGCTCGCCGCTTTCCTTTGCCGGCGGCACGAGGCGCAGGCGGCTGTAGAGTTCCGACTTGGCCACCGGCGTCCCGAGCGTCCACAACCGGGTGCCGCGCCGTCTGCTTGCGTCCACCGGCGAGGCGCCCAGAATCAGCCGGTCGGTCCGCGCCGTGCCTTTCACCGCCACGGCGGTCTTGGGATGCGCGGCCCGTGCCCCGGCCGGGCCCCAGGAAGCCTGCGGATGCTGCCGCACCCAGTCGTAAGTGATGCGCGGGTTGAAGCCCGAGTCGACGCACAGCACGCGGATCGGTAGCCGCAGGCCGCTTGCATGAGGAAACTCCTCATCGAGCAGCGCGTCGAGCTGCCGCCAGACATCGGCCCGCGCCGTGTCGCCCATGAGCACGCGGTAGTCGACCGACCAGGACTCCTTCGCTCGCCCCCAGGCCACCACTTCCACTTCGATCCGGTCCCGCTGCACGTCGGCTCCTGCAGTGAGAAACAGCCCGCCCGGCGGCACAGTGCCAATCGGATACTCCTCGCGGCGGTCGTAGAGCGGCTGCCAGTCAGGCGCGTCGCCGCGCTCCTGCCAGGATTCGCCGAGCACGAGATTCACGAACGACTTCAGCCGCTCGACATCCTTCTGCGCCTTCTCCCAGTCGTCGGCCGCGCGCTCCCACGAGTACCAGCCGACGGGACTATAGAGGCTAGACAGGTGATAGCCGCGCGTGCGCCCGTCGCCTTGCGCCTCGGGCCGCCACTCGCCGCGCGCGAGCATCCCGTTCTTCTGGTGATTTAAGATGGCCTGCTCACAGGCGATGCAATAGTAGGCCGCTTTCCTTGGCTCGCCCTTGGGCCAGCGCAGCCGCTCGAACTTGAGCACCTGAAACTCGCCGCAATGAGGGCACGGCACCCAGTAGCGCCGCTGGTCGCTTTCGGCGAACGCCGCTTCGATCCGGCTCAGGCCCGTAATGAGCGGCGTGGAGCACAGGAACACCTTGCGGCGCGAAAACGTCCGCGTCCGAGCGAAGGCCAGGTGGATCGGATCACCCTCGCCGTCAACATCGCCCGGATAGGCGTCGATCTCATCCAAGAACAGATACCGCACGGCCATCGAGCGCAGTCCCACGGCCGAGTTGGCGCCGGTCATCACCAGCACGCCTCCGGGAAACTCCTTCGACAGAACCGTGTTGCCCGAGTCGCGCGAGCGCGGGCTCTTGACGAGTTCCCGCAGCACGTCGCTTTCTTCGATCAGCGGATCGATGCGCTGCTTCGAGTTTCGCTTGGCGAGCTCAACGGTGGGCTGCACGACCATCATCGGCCCGGGCGACTTGTGGATCACGTAGCCCACCCAGTTGTTGCCGCACTCGGTTCCACCGATCTGTGAGCCCTTCATGAAGACCACGCGCTCGACCGGAGACGACGGCGAAAGCGAGTCCATGATCTCCCGTAGGTACGGCGTGCGCTCCGTGCGCCACGGGCCTGGCTCAGCCGCGGCTTTGCCGGAGAGCCTCCGGTAGCGGTCCGCCCATTGGGAGACCGTCAGCAACGGATCCGGCTTCAGGCCCGCGTTGAAGGCGGCGTTATAAATCTCAGTTGCTGTTTGGGCCGGCAAGGACATCCAGGGCCATCCGAATCTCGTCGCTCAGAATGCGATGCACTCGGTTCACGTCGCTCTCAGCGGCGAGCGTTGCCGCCACCCGGTCGGGGATGTTTAGCATGTTGTCGCGGACCACGCGCCCGCGCGTGAAGGCCGCCACCTGCACCTCGTCGCGGCTCACCAGCTTCGCCGTGCGCTCCTCGAACTCGATCTTCGCCAGCCGCGCCAGGTAGCTTTCGCGGATCGCCCGCGCGCGGAAGTAATCGAGCCCGCTGGGCGGCGCCTCGGCTGGCTCCCTTGGCACGGCAGCCGCCGCTTTCGGTCGCCGCTGCCCGGGCCGGGTCTTCGCATTCCATTCGGCATCGGCGCGGTCGCTGTCGATCAAGCCGTCCGCGTTGGGCGTAATCCGCCCGGAATGGATCGCCTTTTGCACCGCCGCCAGGCTTAGGCCGCGATGTTTGGCGTAGGCGCGCAGGCTCAACAAGGGCATCGAACTTTCTCGCGATTCGATTGCGGAATTCGCTTGCTTCTACGCGGAACCGAAGCGATGAATGGAGTCGCAATGAGGAACACCAACATGCGGAAACAGACCAAGATGGATTTCTTCATCCGCCGCGCGGCAGGTGCCTGGGCCATTTTCGACATTCACGGCCAGGTGCTCGACAGCGGATTCGGATCCGAGGCGGCCGCCGCGGATTTCATCATCCGGTTTTGCCAGGACCACCGGATGCTCTACGCGATCTACTACTGACCACACCACGGAGAAACACCATGACCGCACAACCTTACATCGAATGCTCGCTCTGCGATGAGGCCAAGCCGATTCACCGCGAGCTCGTGCTGACCAACCGCGAGGGTCTGCTCCTCGACAAGACCCAGTTCTGCCGCGACTGCTGGAACGACATCCGCCAGTCGGTGGAAGACGCGAGCGGCCTCATCGACCGCCGCCAGGAGGACTGACGCCATGGCAATGACGCGCGAAGAACTGATCGCCTGGGCCACCCGCAACGGCTGGAAGCTCGACCGCTGGGGCCACCTCAAAAAGGAGTTCTCGAACGGCGCGCACCGCATCAAGCTGAGCCGCATCGCGGCGCGCCATGAAATCGCTACGCCGTGGAGCTGGGCGCGCCTGGCCAGCGGCTACTACAAGAACTTGCATCTCACCGCCGATGATCAACTCGCCGGCATGACCCGATAGAAAGGACTGACCGTGACGACTTTTGCTCTCGATTCTGACAACACCATCACCGCCTATCTCGCCGGGGAAGCGATTCCCGAGGACCATGCTCGATTCTCGAGCGAGAAGGAACTCGCCAAGCTCGCCGCCAACTGGCCCACCGAGCGGCTGGTCGAGATCTGGAACGGTTTCGCTGGCGTGCCGCCCTTCGGCGACCTGAAGCCGGTGAAAAAGTTCACCGACCGCAAGACCGCGGTCGCGCGGATCTGGCGCGCCATCCAGGCCCTGACGCCCACCGCCGCGCTCCAGGGCGCGCCTGTCGCGCCGAAGCCGGCCAAGGCCACCAAACAGGCCACCACCGGTGACGGAGCAAAGCCCGCGCGCGAAGGCTCGAAGAAAGCCATCGTCCTCGAGCTCCTGCGCCGCCCCGAAGGCGCCACGCTTGCCGACATCATGTCCGCCACCGGATGGCAGGCCCACAGCGTCCGCGGCTTCCTCAGCGGCGCGCTCGGCAAGAAGATGGGCCTCACGGTCGAATCTCTCAAGACCACCGAAGGCGCCCGGGCGTATCGGATCAAACCTCAATAGCACCGGCCTCGCCCCTCCGCCGCCAGCCTCAATCGCTGGCGGCTTCTCTCTTCTGCCGTACGATCCCCTCGATCCGTTCTTCCAGCAGCGCATTGTGCAACTCGCATTCGGCCCGCCTGATGTACAGACCGTTGAGGCGCAAAATAATCCGGCTCTCGAGCTCGGCCAGTTCCTTGCGGACCTCGGCGAGTAGCGCGCGGTTCTGGAGGCTCACGTAGGTGGCGATCAACCCCGAGACCAGCCCGATGGCTGGCACGATGGCCGCCAGGATCCGTTCATCCATTGCTCACGCTCCCTCTGCAAGATCCGCAGTTCCTGCGCCCAGTCGTGAAGCGCGAGGCATAGGCCCGCGACGTCTGGATGGCCCGCGCGCAGCAGCGCCTCGGCCTCGGCGAGTTCGCGTTCGCATCGTGCAACATCACGCCGCCACCGCTCCTCGCTCCAGGGCAATCTCTGCGAACCCTCGTCTGTCGGATTCGAGCACGGCGCGCTTGCCGGAAAACTCTTCAAAGCGGCGAATGATGACATCGCAGTACTTGGGCTCCAGTTCGATCAGCCGCGCCTGGCGGCGGGTCTTCTCGCAAGCGATCAGCGTCGAGCCCGACCCGGCGAACGGATCAAGCACCGTGTCGCGGTTCTTGCTCGAGTTGCGGATCGCGCGTTCGACCAACTCGACGGGCTTCATCGTCGGGTGCAGGTCGTTCGCAACCGGCTTCTTGACGAACCAAACATCGCCCTGGTCGCGGGCGCCGCACCAATAGTGGTCCGTCCCTTCCTTCCAGCCGTAGAGGATCGGCTCGTATTGCCGCTGGTAGTCAGACCTGCCCATCGTGAACGTGTTCTTGGCCCAGATGAGGAACGTCGACCAGTGGCCGCCCGCCGCGGTGAAGGCCTTGTGCAGCGTGTGCAGCTCCGAGGACGACATGCAGATGTAGACCGCGCCCGTGGTGACGGCCAGGATGTTCGCGCAAGCGTCGCGCAGGAAGGGCTCGAACGCGGGTCCCAGGTTATCGTTGGCGATCCGGCGATGCTTCTTTCGAAGCTTGTCCTTCATCGTCGCGCCGTAGTTGACCCCATAGGGAGGGTCTGTCCAGGTCATATCCGCAAGCCCGCCGGCCAGCACCTTCTCGATTGCCTCCATCTGCGTCGAGTCGCCGCACACCAGGCGATGGTCTCCGAGCAGCCACACGTCGCCCGGCACGGTGACTGCGGTTTCCCGCGCCTCCGGAACGGCGTCTTCGTCCGTCAGTCCTGGAGACTCGCCTTGGGGCTCCGCGAGAAACGCTTCGATCTCCGCGTCCTCAAAGCCCAGCAGATCGAGATTGAATTCGTCCTCGCGAAGCGCCTCGAGTTCGACCCGCAGCATCTCTTCATCCCACCCAGCGTTCTGGGCAAGCCGGTTGTCCGCGATCACCAGTGCACGCCGCTGCGCTTCGCTCAGGTGATCCAGCACGATCACCGGCGCCTCGGCCATCCCGAGCTTCCGGGCGGCCATGACTCGAGCGTGGCCCGCGATGATAACTCCGTCGGCGCCGACCAGCACGGGATTGACGAACCCGAACTCGGCGATCGACGCTGCGATCTGCGCCACCTGTTCCTCGGTGTGAGTGCGCGGATTCCTGGCATAGGGAATCAGCCGCTCGAGAGGCCAGCGCTCGATGTGGAGGTCGGGCTTCACTTCTTGATGTAGGGCGCTTCGGCCGGAGTGCCGTCAGGATTCGCAAAGTGAGCGAGCACGGCCGCCACGCCTTGCACGGCGGAAAGCCCGACCATGGCCCAGAACTTGCCGCGCCCCGGCAGCAGGTCGATCGAAGCGTTCAACCCTTGCGCCGCGAGCGCCAGCATCTGAATCGCGACGTTCAAAGAGAACTTCATCTTCGTGAGCTCCTGGAATCGGTTGACGAGCGGCCGCAGCCGCCACCACAGCCGCAACTCGCGGATCATCACTTCCCCAAAAAGCAGGGCGGCCCTGCGGAGGAGTGCGGGACCGCCCATTCCTTGCGCCTTTCAGGAGAAAGACTACTTGCGGCTGGCCAGCGCGTCGGCCACGGCGGCGGCGACCACCGCCCCGATGGCCTTGAGCGAGACGTCGTCGATCGAGACCGCCCGAGCGGTCAGCGTGTCGCCCGCGCCCTGCTGCACGGGGTTCCATTGGCCGTCGATGGCGATGTCGCCGTGACGCACGGCCTGCTTGGACACCAGATTCGCCGTCTCGACGGCGTTCTGGAGCGCCTGCGAGGCGATCTGGTTCAGTCGCGTCTGCTCGGTCAGCGCCTGGCGCGCGGCCTGGATGTCCAGGTCCTGGTAGACGTCGTAGGTCCGCTTGATGTTGGCGAACGTCACGCGCTGGTTCTCGCTGTGTGCGGCCCCGGCGGTGGCGCTCGTGTTCTTGAACGATTCGTCCGTCCCGGTCTCGAACTCGCGTTCGGCCTGGTTCGGCGTGGCAACTTCAGGCATGGTGATTCACTCCTTCACGTGTGGGATTGAAAGGGTTCGCCCGTCTCCGCATGCACGGGCGTGAGCTTCAAGGTCTCCTGCAATCTGCGCAGGATCACGTCACAGTAAGCCGGGCTGATCTCGACGCCGAAGCCTGCGCGTCCGAGCAGCCCGGCGGCGACGAGCGTCGTTCCGCTGCCGGCGAACGGGTCGAAGATCACATCGCCGGCGTCCGAGAAAGCCTTGATGAAAAACTCCGGGATCGCGCGGGGAAACGGCGCCGAGTGGTTCCCTTGTGAGGACTCAGTCTTGGCCTCGATCACATTCGACGGGCGCGCCAGTCCGCCGTGCCGCCCTTCGAGGTCGTTGGCGTTGCGCCGCGTCGTCTGCCAGGCCGCATGGTTCTTGCCCTTGTCGGCCGCCGCCCCGCGCGGCCCCGTGCCCAGCAGCCCGCTGCCCGACGTGGACTTCGGATTGTCGGGCGAGTAGTCGAAGCAGTCGTCCGACCAGTGGCCCACGTCGCGCGGCCGGAACTTGATCTTGCGCTCGCGCGAGAAGTGATAGATCGGCTCCCAGGCGTTCTTGAAGCGATTGTTCCAGCCGCCCGGCACACCGTCGTCGGTCTTGCGCCAGCAGAACTCATCGATAAACCGCCAGCCCCACTGCCGCTTGTGCGCCAGCACGAGGTCCATAACGTAGGTGTGGCGCTCGCCCTCCTCGGCGTGGGCCTTGATGTTGAGGAAGTAGGAACCGTCCGGCGCAAGCACCGATTCGATCGCCGCCGCCACATCCTGGAACCAGGCGACGTACTTCTCCGGCGGAACCGGCGCGAACCCGCTCGAAGGATCGTACTGCCGCTGCGTGGCGTAAGGTGGCGAGGTGGTCACCACGTTCGCTTTCCGATCCTCGAACAGCCGCGCGATGGCGCCGCGATCGCGGCAGTCCCCGCAGATGAGGCGATGGGGACCGATCAGCCAGAGGTCTCCAGGCTTCGTTACCGCCTCTGCCGGCAACTCCGGAATGGCGTCGCCGACGTGTTCGGCTTCCGGCTCCGCGTCCCGTTCGAGCGACGCCAGGAAGTCGTCAACCTCCTTCGAGTCGAACCCGGCGAGCGTCGGGTCGAACCCGGCGTCCGCAAGCTCCTTCAGCTCGAGCGCCAGCAACTCGTGATCCCACCCGGCCAGCTCCGACAACCGGTTGTCAGCCAGCAAGTACGCTCGCCGCTGGTTCTCGTCGAGGTGATCCAGCACGATCACCGGCACTTCGTCGAGCCCCAGTTTCTTCGCCGCCAGCAGCCGCCCATGCCCGGCGATGATACCGTCGCGCGAGTCGACCAGAATCGGATTGCAGAAGCCGAACTCGGCAATCGAGGCCGCGATCTGAGTCACTTGCTCCTCGGAATGCGTCCTCGGGTTTCGCTGATAAGGCGCCAGCCGCTTGAGAGGCCACAACTCGATCCGCTTCGCCATCGCCGGCGTCACGCGGTCAACTGGCATAGCTCGGAACCCAGGTCCAGTAAGCGACGATCAACCCCTCGCCGGCCGTGTTGGCGTCGAGGTAGTAATCCGACGGCCGCAGATCGCCCGAGGCGGATTCGATCACCAACTCGTCGGCCACGCCGCCGCCCGCGCCCGTGGGCCAGAACTCCTTCACGACGCCTGCCCCGGTCGCCTTGTTCATCCCTTGGACGCCGAGGAACACCCGTCCCGTCTCGCCGACGACGACGGCGAACCGGATCCGGTGTGCCCGGATCGAGGTGTCGGAGGTCACCCGGACGGGCATTCCTGGCGTGGAGACCGCGATCTTCCCAAACGACTGCGGCTGGAGGGACGGAGAATCAGCCATGGTCTTGCGTGTGAGTCAGAGAACGAGGTGACCACCGACAACCGACAACCTTTTTTCAGCCGTGACGCAAGCGAAATCGTGCCACCCAACCACCCGCCGCCGCGCCGCGCGAGGAAGGACCCAGACGTGCAACCAGTCAACGCCAGCGTGTTGCAAGCCGACTCTGGAATTTCCAGAGTCAGCTTATCGGCGCGGGTGGGTCACGGCTTCGCCATGCAGCCGGTCACGACAGCGAGGAAAATCGGCCGGAGCTCGTCGCCCTTGCCGAGACGCTTCAGCCGCCATGCAATCGTTCCGTTGTCGAGCCGCTCCCGGAAACTGTAGCGCGTGCCAGTCGGGACTCGCATAGCGACGGCCGAGGCGCCGTCCGGTTGCTTTGCGTGAATCGCCTTCAAGTGGCCCTTGCGCCCGTACACGGCTTCGACGAAACCATTTGCGATCAGACGGCGCGCGGAGTCCAGCGAGCGGAAGCCCAGGGAACGGCCGTCGGAGGCGTACATCGGGATCTCCTGAGTCATGCCTGCGAATACAAGTCGTCTGTCGAGGGGCTGGAGGGAAAGGGATTAGCGAGCGTCCCATCGCTCGGCCGAGCTTTCGGGTGGAGTCGCCCTCGTCGCCGTTGCTTGGCATTTGGCGACCCGAACTGCGCTTCCGGTAATAGATACTCGCGAGAGGTCGAAATTGTCCAATCTAAATGCGCGGCTATCGCACGCGCCGGATCCAGGGCTGTTCGACATCCGGGTTGTAGAAGCGCTGGCGCACGCCGTTCGGAAGGATGATCTCGATGGATTGCCGGGTGACCTCGCCGATCCGGTCGGTGGCTCTGAGCAGGTTCGCGAGCCCGCGGGCTTTTCCAAACAGCGCACGCATCGAGCCACGGGTCCCGTAAAGGCTCTGTTCCGTCCAGCCCAGCGCGAGCGCCCGGTCCCGGATCGCATCGACCATGGCCACTGCCTCAGCCGCTGAGTTCTCAGCAACGCGCACTGGATGGACTGGCGAGTCTGGTTCCGTGACGGGCGGCGCGTAGCTGCGCGTATTGAGATTGCGGACGGCCTCACGGAGAGCCTGCTCGCTGAAATGAGCGACGGCCCACTCGTGCACGGCATTGAACTTCTCGCGCAAATCATCGAACGCG